ATGGTGTCCTGCTCCGTAAGGCTAAAAAGCCCACCATACGTTTACCTTTCCCCGGCTACCATCCTCTTAGCGACCAAACGACTCCGGCCTGGGTGTATGTGGGATAAACGTACCTTCCATTCGTACATCCTGCACGATCGGATCTTGTGCTTTGTCACGCGTGCTACCAGCGAGCACATACTCACGCCAAACGCTCTGCTCTTCACAGCAGCGGATGCCTGAGTGCGGGCTGAAAACGTCATTCACGCGTGACGATAGTGGCCACTCGGTTGATGGCCACAAGGAGAGCTCCGAAAGCAAGCTCTTCTGCACATCTGCGTACCAATTCGGACACAACATGTTCTCGCTCAAAGCGTAGTGCCCCATCTCCCTGATGGAGCTCCAACGCAGGGACGGCAAAAGTTTACCATCCTCACTGAGGAAATGCCTCCCCATAAACGTCACCTCCTTCAAAGGTCTGAACGTCTGCGTAGCCTGAACAGTCTTGACATCTAGTGTGTATTTTGCTCCAAAACGTGCCATCAGTCCAGTCATTGTCAGCTCATTGAACTCAGGAACAGTCGAAGAGAAAATGTTGTCATCACCTAACACAGCTAACCTAACATTGTCTGAAAACTCTGCAGCGTACTCACGAACGTTGGGCCCAAAGGGCTCAGCATCCGTGCCGCCGGATCGAAGGGAAACATAGGACATGGTGAATAATGTACAGTTATACAGTGAATTGATCACTGAAGTCGCAGGGTGCCCTGATGGCAAGCCCTTGTGCAGCTGATACACCTTGCCCGCGAAATGAATCTTAGGCCCGCACGCCGTCTTCCACAGTTGGCGCCTAATGAAGTTGTCCCCACTCGGCGGGAACTTCTCCAGAATAGCGTCACAGATAGCCATACTGACATGTGGCTCATGAGACTGATCAAAGGACGAGTAGTCACCCGCCCCAACCAGCGTGTCTGTGTTTGCCACGCCTGACCTCGTAATGTACTTGGCCAGACGGGTCCAATCTGCGTAAGGGTTCACACCCGTAGCGCACTCCTTCTCAGGCGACCACACACGGAAGTGTTCCATGAGAGACCACCAATACATGCGCCAAACAACGACAAGCACCAAAGGCGCCGCCTGAATCGCCCGAACATCTTTGCCAATGGGTCGCAACTCTGCCTTACCGTTCGTCGAAAAGATAACGAGAGGATCCTCACCTGCGCGCAACTGACTAATCAGAGCTTTCACGTCTGACTCTAGAACACTGAATGCGGGACTACCTACCTTTACCTGACCTTTGTTGTTGAACAGCATAGCCTTAGTCAGACCGATGGACGCATACGGAAACCCAGAAGAGGTCTGGCGCGGCACCGGTTCAGCAAAGCGCGGTGCCCTATCAAACCATGTCGCCACGCCCAAAAGTGCCTCCGGTATAGAAACAATTGAAGTATCAAGCGAGTCTTCGACGCCTACGCGAGAGATCACAGCCCTCGCACATTCAAGATACTCTGGGCGATACGGAAGCATAGGTTCTGCCGTGTACTTAACAAGTGCACGTTGCAGCGCATCATTGCAAAGTTTGGCAGGTGCAGATTGAATCTCTGTCCACCCACACGTCTGGGCCGGGACCATAGATGGCCCAGTCCTGTTTGGCGGTAATGGCAGCTGA